TTTGATCACCGGCACCGTAACCCGGCCGGCGCCGAAGCTGCGCGCCAAGCTCGCGGCCGTGAAGGATTCGATGCTCGCCATGCGGAGAGCGTCGGCCGAGAAACAAACAGAACTGCGCATCCAGGCAGCCAACGAGCTGGCTGATCGCCGGGCGCTGCTGGTTCAGCAGGCCGAACAATTGAAAGCAAGGAGGGCGGCGCAGTGACCATCGACAAACAAAAACTCCAGAAGCTGCTGTGGAGTGAAGTCGCTTCCTGGAAGGCTGACTGCGGGGAGTGGAAGCAGAATGCTGAGGCGCTGGGTGACTTCCTCGGGGAGAAGACCGTGGAGGAAGTGGCGCTGGAGCTGCTGGCCGACAACGAATCGCTTCGCAAGGATCTGGAATCACACAAACGCATGCTTCTGGCTGCTGCTTGCGACATTGGCGCAATCGGAGAAGCGCTCAAGGCGGATATGGACGATGACGGCGATGCTTTGCTTGGCACGGTCATCGACCTGAAAGCCCAGAACACGCGAATGCTGGAATGGCTCAAGGCCATCAGCAGAACGTCTGGAGACAAGGGTGCCGTCATGGGTGCGCGCCAACTGCTCAAGGAGTTCGCCGAATGAATGACTTCCGAGACTTGAAATCGATTGCGGAGGCGTGCCAGCAGCATCAGTCGCTTCGCTTCATGCGCAGCCACGGCGCGCTCTACATCCGCAACGACAATGGCATTGTCTTCGATGTGCATCAGAACCGGTCATTCCCTGGCTACATGGCGCAGAACAAGGACTATGCGGACCTGGTGCTCGCTGCTAACCCTGCGACGATTCTGGCCCTGATCGCCGAGAACGAGCGGCTGAAGACGTTGCATAGCACAGCCGAGCGTGATCTTGCGCAAGAGCTTGAGGTTTGGCGGCACGGCCCGTCCTGCTGGAATTGCGGAGACACCGGTGATGTGCATGACATGGTTGGCGAATGGCGTGGCCAATGCGATTGCAATGCAGCCAAGTTGATTGATGTTTCCAGCGAGCGCGACCAGCTCAAGGCTGAGAACGAGGCGCTGCGCAAGGCATTGATTGATGTTCGCGAATCTGTTCAGCGCGATTACTGGGATGAGTACGCGGGGCTAGAAGAAGCCCGCGTCATTCTCGACGCCGCGATAGGCAATGGAGAGCAGCCATGACCGACAAAATCAGCGTCAACTGTCAGGCCAGGCTTACCCAGGCAATCACCCAGCTGACCACCATGTTCCGTGAGAAGAAGTTCGTCGTGGTATCGCTGCGCCCGGGCAAGGATCGAACTCTGGATCAGAACCGTCTGTGGTTTGCGATGTACAAGCGCATCGCAGAGATGACCCAGATCGGCGACGAAGCGGACGCCCGCCGTTACTGCAAGTTGCACATCGGCGTGCAGATCCTGCTGAACGAGGATGCCGGGTTTCAGGCGGAGTGGTATCGGATCATGCGCCATCTGCCCTACGAAACGAAGCTGGACATGATGGGCGAGTGCCACCTGTTCGGCCCGGATGGCTTCCCGGTGACCAGCCTGTTCAACCGTGCCCAGGGCATCGCCTACACCGACCGCATCGTTGCTCGCTTCGCACCGCAGGGTGTGTACTTCGATGACCTTCTGAGTCAGGAGGCTGCATGAGTCTCACAGCAAGGAAGCCCCGCCCGAAGAAATGCCGCGTGGAAACCTGCAGGGCCTCATTCGTCCCGCAGCGCCTGGGTCAGGCCGTTTGCAGCCCAGCCTGCGCCCTGGTCGACGCACCGCGGCACCAGGAGAAGGCGCGCAAGGCGATCGATCAGCGCGAGCGCCGCGAGATCAAGGTCCGCAAGGAGAAACTCAAGAGCAGGGCAGAACACCTGCGCGAGGCCCAGGCGGCGGTGAACGAGTATGTGCGCCTGCGTGATGCTCACCTTCCGTGCATCAGCTGCGACTCGCTGCCCAACGACAACGACCTCATGACGGGCAGCCGCTGGGACGCCGGGCACTACCGATCTGTCGGGGCCTGCCCTGAACTGCGCTTCGAGCCCCTGAACATCCACCGCCAGTGCGTGAAGTGCAACCGCAACCTTTCCGGCAATGCCGTGGAGTATCGCATCCGCCTGGTGCAGCGCATCAGTGCGGACAAGGTGGCATGGATTGAAGGGCCTCATCAGGCCCGCAAGTACACCGTCGAAGAAATAAAAGACATCAAAGCGCATTACCGGGCGCTAATTCGTGAACTGAAGGGGAGAGCAGCATGACTTATCGCAACGTGATATCCGCAGTCGTACGGGCGCTCGCTGCCGAAACCATCAACTCCGCCGGTGGCTGCGACTTTGAGCCGAAGGTGCAGTGCGCCAAGCAAAAGGGGGAGATCGTCGGCAAGGAGGCGGCATTCCTCACCGACTGCTGGGTGTTCGGCCGATTGCACAAGTCGCTGTCTGCAGCTCATTGGCGGGCACTGGTCGCGAAGTACTCCACGCACGACGAGCGCAAGCACGGCGCCATTCTTGAGCTGATCAAGACGGCCCAGTCTCCAGCGCCGCAGCGTTTCCGCGAATGCGCGGTGCTGACGTGGGCAATTCCGCAGGTGGCAGGCGTGGAGGGTAAGAGGTCGGCTGCGGTGCTCCCGGCCGCGTGGTACGACATCACCAACTGGGGCAACGATGGCAAGCCCGAGTCGACTCGGTACCGGTGGCGCTCGAACATCCGCAAGGCGCTCGACGACCAGGTGAACGAAGCGCTAACAGCTGCTCAAGAGCTGCTGGATTCAGAAGGCCTGATCGAAAGTTGCGCGGCGTAGCAAATAGCCATTGCAATGGGTGAGAGGATGAGAGAATATTCCCCCATCCTGTCGATCTTGCGCGTTAGGGATCTACATCGGAAAGCCCGGCCACTGTGTCGGGCTTTTTGTTGTCCGCTCGTCGAGGGGTTAGCACTCTTCGTCCGAACTGATCCTCTCAAATGTATGCGCAGACCCTGCGCTACTGACGGGAGAGAATTATGGTTGACGACAACAACGGCCCTGAAGCGCCATACCCGGGCCCAGAAGAGAATGCGCCGGACACTGGCGAGGGTCATGATTCTGGTCTTGATAAGGCTGAGTCTGAGCCCAAGCAGGGCGCGAGAGAGAGGCCAGTCGATTGGGATCCGCCGCCTGGTAATCCAGGATCAGATCAGGATGCACAGACTGACCGCGACAACGGCGGAGCCAGCTAGGCCCCAGCAAACACATACGACATAACAGAACCCGGCCACTGCGCCGGGTTCTTTCGTTTTCGGCTCCACCACACCCATCGCACTGAGCTGGGAGTGCTGCTGGGGCTGATTCAAATCAAGTCATGCCAACGGAGTCGAGCGCATGGAGTACTTGCAGCGCCTGCTCGACAATCTCGACAGGTTTGGATTGCTGATCGCTGGCTTCACTGGCGCCGTCATCGCCAGCTGGTGGCACAAGGACGATTTAACGGACTGGCGCGCCTGGGCGATCTTTCTGATTACCGGTGTCGCTTGCTCCTGGTACCTGACGAGCATGGTCAGCACCTACCTGGGTGTGACCGAACCGAGAATTGTCGCAGGCATCGGCTTCCTGCTCGGCACCTTCGGTGGCTCGCTCTTGGCAGCCATCAACCGCGCCATCAAAGCCGCTGACCTCTGGGCGCTCATCCGCCAGCGGTTCGGGGGAGGCAATCCACCATGAATCTTGAACTGATCAACTCCATCGCCTGCGGCTTGATTGCCTTGTGGGCGACCTGGTGTGTTCTGAGCGGCCGAGTGCGGGACGGCGTCATCGGCAAGCTGATCTATTCGGCGATCGCTATCAGCGGTTTCGTCGTGATGACTCGCAACCAGAACATCTTCTTCGGCCCGACTACTGCCGGGCTGACCCTGCATGTGTCCCTGGCCCTTGCCGGCCTGCGCCACATCTTCATGGTCATCTGGTGGCAGCGGGTGAAGGCCTGGCTTTGCAGGACGTTGAATTGTGAACACTGCATGCGCTGTGACAAAGCGCCCGGAGGCATAGAGCGCCGGAGCAAGTAATCCGCGACACGTTCGTGAATCAGCAAATCGTGTCGCGACACGCGACGAGGAGAGCACCATGGATAACCAGCACAAGAAGATCACCGGTTACCGTGACCTGACCCAGTCTGAAATCGACGGTATGAACTCCATCAAGGCGCTGGAGGCTGACGCCGGCGAACTATTCAAGCAGATCGGCCAGATCGAGGGCGTTGATCCGCGACTGCTGGCCCTGGCCAAAACGAATCTGCAGCAGGGTTTCATGTGGTTTGTGCGCTCAATCGCTAAACCCGCTGATCCATTCAGCTGATGAGTACCGTGACCCGCCTACATCACGCGCTACCGCTGAGCCCTGCCATCAACAACGCGGTCAAGGACCTGGACGGCGCTATTGCCAAGGCAATTGACGCTGCTAAGGCCGCCGGCCTGCCTCAAGGCTTGGTGGTATCCATCTTGCACGGGCACGCCCACGCACAGACGCAGGAAATGGTAAAGATATGAGCTATGACTCTTCGTACTCCCTGTAAAGCTTCGCCAAGGCTTCTTCGTATTCCTCCGTCTCGAGTTTACCTTTAAGCGCAGCCATTGTTTCGCTCGCGTTGGCTACGGTGATCGCTTCGCTTTTGTTCTTCCGTGCTGACCATTCCCTAGCAGCTTGTATGACCAATCCCTCAGTGATGTGCTCGATCATTTCGTATTCTCCAAAGTTGATCGGTCGATTAACCATAGACCAGCCGCTTTGCCAGCAAGGATGATCCGATGAACCGGCCGACACCTCCATCGACACTCCTCGAATTGTCTGAGCTTTCCGATTTTGGCATCCGCCTGATCCCAGCACCTGAAGTGTGGGAATGGCTCCAAGCCGAGATTCTCGCCGACACCGGCAGTATCCACAACGAAGAGCACGCCCATCTGATCGATGCGGACATTCGTGTGATGTGGGCCTCTGCCGCCTTCACGAAGAAGGGTCGGACGGTGGTGGGGCAAGCCGAACAGGTAGCGTTCCGCGCCGGCGGTTGGCAGAAAGCCCGGATGGAGCAGCAAATGATGGATTGGTTCGGCGAAGTGCCGACCTACATCATCACCCTAGCTGCCGACTACTGCGCCCAGTGTTCGGACGCCGACTTCTGCGCGTTGGTCGAGCATGAGCTGTACCACATCGCCCAGGCGAAGGATCAGTACGGCGCACCTAAGTTCACCCAGGAAGGACTGCCCAAGCTTGAGATGCGCGGACACGACGTTGAAGAGTTCGTCGGTGTGGTTCGCCGCTACGGAGCGAGCGCTGACGTTCAAGCGTTAGTGGATGCTGCAAACAGTCCTGCCGAGGTAGGGAAACTGAATATATCGAGGGCCTGCGGAACCTGTCTGCTCAAGTCGGCCTGATTCTAGACAGGTCCTAGACGGATAAAGAATTTATGGCAGCCCTGAAAAATGAGGTGAAGAGCTTCATCGTTCAGGCCTTGGCGTGCTTTGACACACCTTCTCAGGTGGCTGAGGCCGTCAAGAACGAATTCGGTGTGGTACTCAGCCGCCAACAAGTTGAAAGCCACGACCCGACCAAGGCATGTAGCAAGGGCTTGGCATTGAAGTGGCAGACTCTGTTTCAAGACACCCGCACGCGCTTTCGCGAAGAAACCGCCGAGATCCCAATCGCCAACCGTGCCTACCGCCTTCGGGCCATGAACCGGTTTGTGGAGAAGGCCGAGACGATGAAGAACATCGGCCTGGCCATGCAGATCCTGGAGCAGGCCGCGAAGGAGGTCGGCGACATTTACGTCAACCGCAACCGAAAGGACGAGCCCGACGACGAGCCGGCGATACCGACCCGCATCCAGGTGGATGTAGTGGATGCGAGGAAGCCGAATGCCGAGCCTTAACGTTCCGCAGTCGCAGTTCCTTCTGTTGCCCCACAAGTTTCGTGCTTTTGTCGCTGGCTTCGGTTCAGGAAAGACCTGGGTCGGCTGCTCGGCACTGAGCAAGCATTTCATGGAGTGGCCGGGTGTCAACGCTGGTTACTTCGCGCCGACCTACCCGCAGATTCGAGACATCTTCTATCCCACGATGGAGGAGGTGGCCTAGGACTGGGGGCTGAAGACCAAGATCAACCAGGCGAACCATGAGGTTCACATTTACAGCGGCCGGCAG